GGCTAAGTCAATCGCGAGTGACACTAATTCGTTTTCACGAGCCTCTGTCGTTAAAGCTGGGGCACGTTTATTAGTACTTTCTCGTGACATTACTTTACCTTTTGCCATGTACTCAACTCCTTTCTACTAACTCTTCATGTACAATGACTGTACTTTTAGGCCACTTTTAGAGGCCCACAATAGACCATAAGCTGCAATGCCAGAAAGGAGAATAAACCAGCAAAAAATGTTCGCGAAATATAGGGGGCCACGCCTATTGCAGACCATTAAAAGCAGCCTAAAATATAAACTCAAACACTCCCCCGGAGAAAATTTGAAGACCGGCGCGATGAAGGAGGGGGGTATATAATTTTTGACCCCCCCCGGTGTGTTTAAGTTTGTTTATTTTCTTAATCTTCTTCGACTACGTCGTCAGGAACGTCGACAAAACGAATGCGTTTGACATAGATGTCGAATGGATCGTATTTGATGATTTCGTCAATCGCTTGCTCGATGACACGATCATTCTCTTGCGTTGACAACGCATCAGAAGTTCTTGCAATTCTACCTAAGTAAGCGCAAGAATTGTAACCACGTTCAACATCGTACAAATACCATTGCGTGAACTGGTCAAAAGGATCATAAGGATTGTCTTTGGTTGTAATAGCTGCTTTTCTAAGCTTCATTCTTATTCTCCTTTCTTGCCAGTATACTTCCTTATTGTAGACGCTGAAACGTTCATTATTTCAGCCATTTCTGCAATACTGTAAAGTCCAGTTGCATTCAAGCTCTTTAACTTGTTAATCTTAGCATCACTTAGTGTTGTGTAACGTTTAGGCGTTGATCTTGATCTTAATTCATCTTGATCTGCATAGTTTAAAATCTTATTTAATGTTGTTTCATTAAATGCACCTTTTTGAATGGCTTCCCATTCTCTGTCTGAAAGTTTAATTCTATGTCTTTGAGCACCTACTTTAATTCTAGCATCTGTTAAAGCTTGCTGCGAAATCTTTTTTATTTCTTTATCTGACAAGTCTTTATATTGCAGTTTTTTTGCTTTGATTACACTATTCGCAATCCGTTGAGCTCTTCTTTCTTTAGGATTGTTTCTTAATGCTAAATCTAATTCTGCTTGAATGTGGTCAACTTCTTTCTGGTATTCTTTTCTTACATCTTTATTATACTGTATTTTGCCAGTTTCTAGAATTTCCAATCTTGCTCTATTGGCAAGGGACTTCATGGTGTTGGCATAATCAGCATACAAATTTTCTATTGGTGAATTGATTTCAGAGATTAAAGTTCTAGCATCTTTTGTCTCTGCCATTTTAGTCGATGTGTCTTGATGCTTTCTGATGTCAGGTACAATCTCGCCAGTTTCTTTGTCTCTCTTCGTCTTTAAAACCCACTCGCCTGTCTTCTTGTCTTTCTTCATTGGCTGATAATACAACTTATCATCAGTTGCTGTCTTGTATACAAGAGAGCCATCTTCTCCTATAGTAGGACTTCCTTGACGTCTGTCGACATATACTTTTGATTTGGCTCTTGAAATGAGAGTACTTGCTCCACCATAACCACCAGAACCATCATTCTTCTGCTGATAGTTCTGCTTTAACTCGTCTATCTTGTTGTCTATTTCACTCTTCTTCCAGTCATAGTTATGCTTTTCTGCGTCAATGACAACCATACTATGCTTAACAGCACGTATAATTTCTTCATCATTAGCGCCTTTTATAGTCATGTCTGTAATTAAGTTAGAAATTACACCCATTTGCTTCTGTGTATCGATAGACGTTTTCTTTCCAGGAGGCATAGCATACTTAACACTAGGATCAAAGTCCTGTAACTCTTTAAATGGTTCTTTGTTTTTAATCCTATTATTTTCGTTTACTGGGATAACCATAACTGTATCACCATCAAAGTCTGCTCCTGAAAGAATATTAGCAACACTCTTGTTAATTCCTATTGCATCATGAGGATGCTTTGATAATGTTTCAATACCTTCTTTGTTACTATTATTAACAGTTAAAATAGGTATTTCAAATAAGCCACCATGTGGGAATCGGATTAATGCTACTTTTTCACCATCATTGTAGTTTGGTGCATACACTTCTTTATCACTTATGGATGTTAAAGGAATAATAACCTGATACTTTTGTCTTGGCATTGAAGCAGCTTCCAAATGTACAGAAGTTTTATCACAATCATTAGCATAGTCCATTAATAACTTTTTCTTTAAAGTTGGGTTTGTAACGGCTTCAATTTCTTTCAATTCCAACTCTTTTTCACTAATTGATAAATTAAGCTGTTTCTTTACTAATGGTACATTCTGTTTTGATAAGAACTGTGATGGTAAGGTGTCGTCCCAATCATCCCAATCTCCTTCTTCTGCTCTTTTATTGATTAAAGACATTGACTGTTTCTTGCCAGTTGTGGGATTTATAAAATCTCCATTTGGATCGTCATACCAACTCTGGCCACCATCTTCTTTAATAAGGGAACCGAATGGATTCATTTTATCAACTTCTCCATCTTTTGTTCTCTTAACTTGTTTTAAAACAGTGTTGTTTTTATCTTCACCTAAAGCAGGTGTTCCTTTTGGTTTATTCGTGTTAAATATAACATCGACTCCATCTGGCATGTTGTCTGAATATGCAGCCATTCCTTTTAAGTAATGTGTACCATCAACCAATATACGAACCTGCGCATAGTTAACACCATCGCCTAAAGATAAATCTTGTACACCTCTTCTTAGCTCAATAAGGCCATCTTTGTCAATACCACCATCTTCGGCGTATCTAACCTGTAAACGGCTACTGTCTAATGATTTAGGAAATACAAAAGCTTTATGAAATGATTCACCATTGTCATAGGTCTTATAATCCTCTAATGACTGAATTTGGTCATAGTTAAATATTTCTTTTTTAGCAATTTCAGGCTTTGTTAATACTTTTACTGTGGTGTTCTGCCCTGGATTGGTCGCTTGTGGTAAATATAAATCATATAGATTGTAGCCCTCTTTCTGTAATAAATATAGGGCATCATCCATCTTTGTTCTTGTTATGCCTAAGGTTCTCTCAACGTCTTTTCCTACGTCAATCATACCTTTCTCTTCTAACTGATTTTTTAAAAAATCAGCAGTTTCTCTGGCAACGAACATTTTACCATTTGCTTCTTTTTGCAGTCTTGAACGAACAGACGATTCGTTCTCCCAACCCATAATCTTTGCTATTTCTGTGTAGTTCTTACCCTCATCAAGCAAAGAGTGAATACCGGCAAGTTCTTGCAAATTTCTGTAATACTTGGCTTCGGTTAACTGTAAACGCAGACCACGAATATACGGTTCTCCTTTGTCGTTTCTTATATCCATGGCTTCCGCTATTTCTTTTTCACTTAAACCTTTCTCTTTTAACTGCTTTACTCGAGACAGGAAGTCCATACTATGCTGATATGGATTTTCACCACTACCTAATGGATAACGACCAGACCCAACTGGTGCTCCATCTTTTCTGCTTTTTCCAACATGTTCGAGGTATTCTTGGTATTCATTAAATTCATCAGAATATAAATCTGGTCTCATGATTATACCTCGCTTTCTTTTAACTCTTCGATAATCTTGTCAAACCGTTTAATCTTATCCATAATTGGCAGAATCTCTTCTGCTGTTGGTTCGTAATATAAAATTTTGTTAGACTGATAGATTCGGAATTCCATCTTGATGTTTCCTGGCTTCTGCTTGTATTCCAAACAAAAAAGAGCAGCATATACCATTAACTGCTCCATGTGTGCTGGTGTAGAACCAGTCTTCAAATCGCTAATACGCAGAACCTTATTTCTAAAACAAATAGCATCTGCTGTGCCAAAGCAATTCTCTGAATAATATAAAACCTGTTCTGAATTCATCTTGAAACCTATTGCATCGTTAACAAACATGTTTAACGTTTTCTCTGCTTCCGGAAGTGGTTGATTTAGCACAATGCACTGTGAAGCGAAGTCATGTAATATGGTTCCTCTTTCTTTAGCTAACATGTTCTTGTAAACACGAACCATTTTTTCTTCGTCATAGTTTATCCAATGATACTGACTTCCGCCTAAGGTAGCATGAAGTCCTCTAAGCCCTGAATGATCGTTCCATTTCATTTAGAACTTCCTCCTTATTCTCTGGATAAATAAACCGAGCATAAGACATTTCATTCATCTTCTGAATATAAAAGTCTTGATTTGGTTGATGATGTTCTTTTGGTGAACGTTTGCATTCTAATGCCGCCCAATGTTTGCCATGAACAATCATCAAGTCAGGTATTCCCTGAATATAACCAGGGTTTGTTTTCATGACGATAGATCCTGGGAATCTCTCTTTAATCTCCTTTATGAGTTTCCCTTGAAATCTACTTTCTAATGCCTTACTTTTTCTAGCTTTCATATGTGTGACCCCTCAAAAAAATATAGATTTTGGAAAAAATAAAAAGGCTAAAAATGGCCTTTTTATTTCTTTTCTCTCTCATAATAGTCCATGTATTATCTGCGGATAAAAAAAGAGAGTCTATGAAGAACTCCCGTTTTTATTGAATAAACCCTTGACTTTTGTCTTAATACTTTCAATCTTGTTTGAAGCCCAATTCTTCAGTTCTGGGTTACTGTTAATATATATTGCTCCTGCTGCGATAGGGAGCCCAACCTGAGTTACCCATAATCTGAACTCGCGACTTCTCTCAAGTCTTACATATGCAGACTCTTTTTTCATTGATTTATCACCTCCATAATAACATGTGATAATAATGCGAAAAAACGAATAGCATATGTGCTATTCATCTCCGTCTAACATTAAGAACGCAAACATAATGTTGAAAAACAGACTAATTGTAAGTACGATCTTGACTGGGACTGCACCCAGAATATTGAAGCCGAAACTTACTAATCCGTAAATACCTAAGCACGCCAACAGCATGATTAAGCTCCCGAATATAATCAGCCCCAAATGGTTCTTACGAGTCTTCATCTCTTCGTAATTGTCATTAACTGTCTCAACAAAATTCTTATCTGTCATAATTTAGACCTCCTTCATAATGTGACAAGAATATAATGCGAAGGTACCTTTCATAAGGCTTCGCCCAGTTTGCCCAGTTTGCCCACCCATTTTATTACTTAGAAAATATTATTTTTTTCTATCTGACTTGACAAAAAAGTGGGAAAAGTGGGCAGAGACCCAAAAATACCCGGAATTGAAGGGAATTTAAGGGAATTGAGCGGAATTGAGCCTGCCCAGTTTTGTCCAAAAAAGTGGGCAGAAGGTGGGCAAAGTGGGCTAAAAAGTGGGCAAAAACCCAGTTTTTTCTCCATTTTGCCTTAGAGTAACTCTCAAGCAACCCACAAAACTCTCAAAAAAAGTGGGCAGAACCCAGTTTTTAGAATATAAAAGTGGGCAAAAAAGAATAGGCATGGCTATTCTTACGAGAGTGGTATGATACCTAAATATGCTAAAATTATAAACAGGTAAAACCCTACATATATCAGCATTGGTATGGATAACACCCATAATAAAATCATGCCTATATTCTCAAATAGTCCTGTTATGAATTTGTTCATGTCTTCTATCCTCCATCATAGTACGTGCAATTAATGCGTCCGTACATTCTTCGAAGGTTCTCGTTTCCTGATAAATAACAGGGATTTTCTTTTTATTCTTTCTATACTTACCAATCAGATCCTCTAAATATATAATTCGATAGCATCCCATTGGCTTGTCATACGGGCTAATGCCATATCTCTTAGCAAAGTATTCTACCGGTAATTCCAGCTGTTTAATGTAGTCGTTATTTAAATCACTCCATTCAAAATATGCTCCATAAGCATATGCCCATCTTGTTTTCTTCATCTTTTTCTCCTTTTATACCATTTTGTTCCAATTTAATCTCCGTTCATACGGATTCTTTCCATCATTGCTTCGACGATGACAGTTAGGGCAAATATAGCATAAGCCGTCATGTGTAACCACTTTCTTAGGTTTAGCCCAACCGCATTTACACGGTTTGAGCGGTTCTATTTTTGATTTTTTAACTACTCTGTAACCATAACTGTCAGCTATCTTTTTAAGATCA